CATACGCAGGACAAATCCCATTTAGTAATCCGGGGGCCGGTAATAGCTATCTTGCAAGACTCCAGGCATCAGCCACGGTCCCTGGAGCACTTTTGTTATGTGATAGATTATGGCATAATAGTGGTATAAACGTAACTGCAATTACAGCGCAGTCTGTAGCTAGTGTGGCTCTACCCGCCCGAGATATTGATGAAGCAGTGTATGGTAAGGGGGTATTTTTAGGAGTTGAAGTATCTACAGCAACGGGTGCAGGTGTGCCTACTTTAACAGTCACATATACAAACTCTTTAGGTGATACTGGTAAGATTGGAGTTAATACTGTAAATACAGTTGCTGCATCAATTGCGGGTTCGTTTTATCCCATAGGATTAAGTGCTGGTGACGTGGGGGTGCGTACTGTAACGGATATTACGTTATCAGCCACTTGGACGTCGGGGGTGGTACACCTAGTAGCCTACCGTGTTTTAGCCTCTTTAGAATTAACAGGAAGCAATATACCTAATGCTATAGATGCTTTAACAGGGGGCTTCCCAAGATTGTACAATAATACTGTACCTTTTCTTATATTTATCCCCTCAGCAACTACAACTTCTAATATTGTGGGGCAAGTAGTATATTCCCAAGGATAATATATTATGGTGAGTAAAAGTTTTAAAGCCTCACTATTTAGATCTGGGTGGGCTTTTAGCAATAAAAGTAACGGATTATTAAATATATCTGCTAGTTTAAGGTGGGGAGATATAGATTCAACTGAAAAAACTTTTTTATATAATTGGTTTTTTCCGGTAAGTCACACTAAAACAACACTAATAGAGGATTACCAATTAAGAGACCCTAGTGCTTTAGTTAGCTTTTATCAGGTCGATTTAACCACACTCGATGGGCCAATACTTTACTTTACTAACGAGAGAAATGAATTAGGACAAAACCCAACCTGGCAAGGCCAAGTTTACACAGCAATACCTATTGAAGTAAAGGGTTTTGAATTAAGGGGCAATGGGCAGTTCCCTCGCCCAACTCTTAAACTATCTAATTACGCAGCATTAATGTCTGGCCTAGCTAAGCAGTACCAAGACTTAGTAGGGGTAAAATTTACTAGAAAGCGCACTAGACTTAAATACATAGACGCAGTAAACTTCGCGGAGGGCAACGTCTCATCAGACCCCAATACGTATTACCCAAATGATATATACTACGTAGATAGAAAAATCACGGAAGGTAAATTATACGTTGAGTGGGAGCTAGCTTCAGCATTAGATATATCCGGTATTATGCTACCACGCAGACAGATAATTCAGAATACGTGTACCTGGAAGTACAGAAGTGCAGAATGTTCATATGCTGGGGGGGATGTAGCAGATACACACGATGTTGCATCAGATCTACCAGATGTATGCGGCAAAAGACTTAATTCGTGCAAGCTTAGGTTTGTAGGGTCTAGTGCCGTACTACCATATGGTGGGTTCCCGGGGGCATCAATGACATGATAGAAAACAACTTAACCAATAGTATAACAGCCACAATACTTGAACACGCAAAAGAGACTATAGACAAAGAAATCTGTGGTCTAATTGTAGTCTTTAAAGGCAGAGAAAAATACGTAAGATGCAGAAATATATCCGAAACCGATAGTTCTGATCATTTTGTAATACACCCAGAAGACTATGCAGCTGCAGAAGACTTCGGTACTATAACAACTGTGGTACATAGCCACCCTAGGACAAACCCTAAACCTTCAGAGGCTGATTTAGTTGGTATAGAGAAAAGTGGGCTGCCTTGGTTAATAGTTAATCCTAGAACTGAGCAGCATACTATAACAAAACCAACTGGGTACAAAGCCCCTTTAGTGGGTAGACCGTTTGTACATGGTATACTGGATTGTTATGCCATTATTAAGGACTACTTTAAAGAAAATCTTAGTATTGAGATGCCAGAATATTTTAGACAAGATGACTGGTGGCATAATGGCCAGTCCCTATATAGAGATAACTTTGAGAAAGCCGGATTCAGAGAAGTACCAATGACAGCCTTAAAAGTACACGATTGTTTTATAATCTGCAATGGGGCTACAGAGCCCAACCATGCCGCGGTATACATAGAAGAGGGAAAAATTCTTCATCATGTACAGGGTCGTTTATCATCAATAGATGTATTTGGCGGATTTTGGCTAAAAAATACTTGGAAAGTAGTGAGACATAAAGACTTATGAAAACAATAAAACTATACGGACACCTAGGTAAACAGTTTGGCAAGATACACAAATACCATGTAGAAACCCCTGCTGAAGCTATTAGACTACTATCTGCAAACTATAAGGGATTTGCGGAGGCTGTTTTAACTTTTAATGGTGCCGGTTATAGGGTTGTTACAGGTACTGAAGATATTGGTGCCGAGGACTTAAGTACTAATACTGGGAAAGACGTAATAAAGTTTATTCCTGTAATCTCGGGCGAAGGTGGGTTAGGTAGGATTATAGTTGGGGCTGCACTGATGTACTTTTCAGCGGGTATAGCAGGTAGTTTAGTTACAGGACTTTGGGGTGCAGGGATGACTTCTGGACTCGCATACGGGGCCATTTATACAGCTGTATCAGGTATGCTCTCAAGTTTTGGTATGTCCCTGATTTTAGGGGGTGTATCCCAACTTCTATATAAAGCCCCACCAGTGTCTGTTGCTGCTAAACAAGCCGTATCCGGCTCCTTTGATGGTGCAGTTAATACCACGAGGCAGGGCGTACCTATAGCGGTAGGTTACGGCGAACTCATTATCGGTAGCGCTGTTATTAGTGCGGGAATATCAACAGTGGCGGTACCAGTATGAGCGAACTAATTCAAGGTGGCGGTGGCGGTAAAGGTGGTGGTGGCGGTCGTGCCGCTGTAGAGGCGGACGATACACTGCGCTCAGTACAATACGCTAGAGTACTTGATGCCCTTTGCGAGGGTGAAATAGTTGGACTAGTCAATGGTTTAAAATCAGTATACTTTGATGATGTGCCACTACAAAATGCGAATGATACATTTAATTTTCTAAGAACTACAATAGCAACGACTACTGGTATTCAAACCCAACAACCTATTTCAGGGTTTGATAAGGGTGTAGAGGCGGAAGTTGTTGTTAATTTACGCGTTCAACAGGCTACAGCTATAGTTAGAACTATAAATTCGAAGAGTGTTACAAGTGTACGTGTAACACTATCAGTACCTAGACTAACTTTTCAAAACGTATCTAATGGGGATATTAGTGGTTCTTCTGTACAGTACAAAATATCAATACAAAATAATGGCGGGGGATTCGTTGATCAGCCTACTTTAACCCTAACAGGTAAAACTTCTAGTAAATATTCTTTTTCACATGAGTTTAATCTTACAGGCGGTGCACCCTATGATATTAAGGTTACCAGGGTATCAGTTGATGCATCCAATATCGCTACGCAAAATGAAACTTGGTGGGACTCGTTTACCGAAATAGTAAATACAAAATTAAGCTACCCTAATACTGCGCTAGTTGGTATACAAATAGATGCTATGCAGTTTAAAAGTATCCCTAAACGTGGATACCATGTTAAATTACTAAAAATCCAAATCCCTAATAATTATAACCCTACTACTAGAGTGTATACCGGAGTATGGGATGGGGGATTTGTAGTAGCTTGGACAAATAACCCTGCATGGTGTTTCTACGATATGGTAGTTAACACCCGATATGGTTTAGGGGAGTATATCCCAGCAGCGTGGGTGGATAAGGCGGCTCTATACACTATAGCCCAATACTGCGACGAGTTAGTCCCCAGTGGCTTTGGTAGCATGGAACCTAGATTTACATGTAATTTATACATGCAGAATCAAGATGAAGCGTTCAGGGTAATACAAAACATGGCGTCTATATTTAGAGCTATGTTGTACTGGCAGGGAGGTACTATTACCCCTGTAGCTGACAAGCCCGAGAGTGTGTGGGCACAGTTTAGCAACGCGGATGTGGTAGATGGTACATTTACCTATACTGGTAGTGCTAATAGGGCTAGACACACCGTGGCCTTAGTTACTTGGAATGACCCAAATGAAAGATACCGACAAAAAGTAGAGTATGTTGAAGATACTGACGGCATTAGTAGATATGGGGTAAACCAAACCGAAGTAGTAGCATTAGGCTGCACTTCTCGCGGCCAAGCGCACCGTCTAGGCAGATGGCTACTATACTCTGAACGTCTCGAGACTGAATTGGTCACCTTTAAAGCTGGATTGAAGGGAATAAGTTTAGTACCTGGAAAAATCATTAATACGTTTGACCAGTTTAGAGCAGGTATTAGGCACGCAGGTAGAATCGGAAGCTCTACAACTACCAGTATTACTTTAGATAGTGTGATTACTATCAGTAGTGCAGTCTACTCCGTTTCTATAGAGCTCTCAGACGGTACCTTAGTTGAAAGAAGTCTAACTAATGCCGTGGGGGCTACAAATACATTAACCTGGTCTGCGCCCCTAACAGAGTTACCGTTAGATGAGGCTATATGGATGATTACGGCGACTAACATACACCCCGAAACTTGGAGAGTGATTAGTATAACCGAAGAAGATACACACATTTATAATGTTACGGCACTCTCGCATAACCTTAGTAAATTTGGTGCCATAGAGCAGAACTTGCAATTAGTAACCTACCCGACTTCTATTTACAAAGACGTAACATCTGTATCTCCTATACATAATGCAGTAAGTACAGATTCTATATATAAATTGAGCAACAATGTAATAGCAACTAAGATAAATGTATCTTGGGAACCTGTACTAGGAGCATAAATGCCATATGAAATAACATACCAAGAAATAGCACCACGAATTGGAAACCCTGTTACTATTACTAGCAACACGGCTTCAGTAGATATTGAGCCAGTTACTGATGGTAGCACTTATAGAATAAGTGTAGTGGCAATCAATAGTCTTGGTATGCGGGGGCCCAGCACTACATTACCAGATTACGTAGTAATTGGTAAAACTTTGCCACCGGCCGCGGTAACTGGGTTTACAGTAACAGTAAATAAGTTTGGTAATTACTGTTACTGGAACGCTAATACTGAAGTAGACTTATTTGGCTATGAGGTTAGGCGTGGGGATTCTTGGGATCTAGGGGAAGTAGTTTATAGTGGTAGCACTGGGACCTCGTTTACTGATACTAAGTTATTAGCAGGTTCAAGCAGTTACTTTATTAAGGCTATTGATACTACAGGCAACTATAGTACGGATAATATATATAAAATTACAAGATTTAGCCCCTCAACTCTTGTAGTACTACAAAGTATTGTGGAGAAGGACTATATACTGTCTTGGGCGGAGCCGAATAGCACATATGCAATTGACTACTACGAGATTCGTACAGGGGCGTCTTGGGCCTCAGGCAGTCTTGTGGGAACTACAAAAGCCACAGTGTTCCAGAACCCCGTGGATTGGTTAGGAGACAGAACGTTTCATGTAGCCGCGATAGATATAGCGGGTAATATGAGCATACCTACTACAATAGGGATATCTATTAGTCCCCCTAGACAGCTATCATTAAGCGCTGGAGATATATCCACCCAGGTTGTGGACAACAACGTATTAATATACTGGATAGATGCAAGGACGTCTTTACCTATTGACCGCTGCGAGTTTAGAAGAGGGGATGCGTGGGCAACCGCTGAAGTAATAGGTACCAAATCGGGCTTGTTTACTACCTTCTTTGAAACTACTGGAGGGTTATACACTTATTGGTTGGCAGCTATAGACTCTGCGGGTAACATAGGGTTGGCAGCCCACTTTACGGTTTACGTAAATCAGCCGCCAGACTATATACTGTCAACGGAGCATTTCAGCAGCTTTACGGGGGGAATACGTAATACTTTAAGCTCTACAGATAAGCACGCAGATATCATTATATCAGGTACTCAAGTATCTAAGCAGGGTGACGTAGCTTGGGTATCCTCTAGGTCTACTAATAGTACATCTAGCGCTACTACCTTTAAGAAAGCTTATTGGGAGGTCAGTATACTAGCTGGTGGAACATATATAATGATAGGTGTAGGCACTAGTGCTGTAACCTTAAGTGGTACACATACTGCTGCCGGTTCTTATCTTTATTATGGTAATAATGGTAATAAGTACGTGAATGGAGCAGCAGCTACGGCGTATGGCGCCTCCTTCACTACAGGGGATATAATAGGTGTAGCGTTAAACATGGTTACACCTAATGCGGGTACATTAACACTATATAAAAACGGGGTATCGCAAGGTGTTTTAATTAACACATTAAATGTTGCACAGCATCCCATAGTTAGTGTGTACAATGGCACTGAGTTGGTTGATGTGAACTATGGTTATAAACCCTTCAAGTATCAAATACCTGATGGATACGTTTCTTCTAATACAATATTTTACTTAAATAAGAAAGAAATATCACTACCGCATAATGTAACGGAAACATGGGAAACCCATTTTACTTCCAGGTTATGGGCGGGCCCACAAGCACAAGTAACTACAGGCTACGCATATTTTGGGCAACCTACTACTTCATCTGCATATTATGAGGAATATCTAGACTACGGTACAGTAATAGATTCTAACAAGATAAGCGTACTGTATCATAAAACCTTAGTAAGTGCCCCAGGTATAATAATAACTATTAGTGTTAAAACGCTGCTAACAGACGGGTGGACTCACTATGTTGGTTCATCCGAAGTTTTTGCAACTAATTTTCAGTATATAAAAGTAAGGTATGATGTTACTTCTGATGGATATTCGTTTGCAGATATTGAAGATTTCAGTATTAAACTAGACGCTAAGCTTAAGAATGACGCAGGAACTGTTACGGTGGATCCTGGAGGTACGGTAGTAAACTTTGCAACACTATTTGTAGACGTTACTTCTATAGTTTGTCAAGTACTTACCGGAAGCACAGCAAGATTTTCTATAGTTGATTTTGTGGATGTACCTAATCCAACAAGCTTTACTATTATTTTATACAACACAGCAGGAACTAGTGTGGGCGGAATCGCCTCCTGGGCCGCGAAAGGATACTAAATGGCAAATTGGTCATTACCCTCAATAAGTTCTACGTATGCTAATTTCCTCAGTGAGTTAACAGTTAGAGACATCTCTTGCGCACTATGGTTTAACAGTGCAACAGTTGCTGATACTGGTATATCTACTGGAACCGTGCGATGGAACTCAACTAATAAAAACTGGGAAACCTGGTCTGGGTCTGTCTGGGGGGCATTAAGTACTACATACGGTATTTCTATTACTGGGTACTCCTCTCATCTTCTGGGGGGAAATACTACTACACTATTAGGGTCATTACCCTATCAATCTGGTTCAAACGTTACAACTCAGCTAGCTCCAAACGTAACAACTACTAAAAAGTTCCTAATCCAAACTGGTACCGGCACGAATGGTGCCGCGCCTGGTTGGGGTGTGATTGGTGTTGCGGACGTTAGCGGTGCAGCACCTTTAGCGTCTCCTGCCTTTACAGGTACTCCTGCGCTACCTACGGGTACTAGCGGTATAACACAGACTGCGGGGAATAATACTACTGCACTAGCTACTACTGCTTTTGTAGCTGCTGCTACATCTACTTCCAGTGTTCCCTTCAGTACTAGTATCCCCTTAGTGGACGGTACAGCTACCGCAGGTTCTGAAGCAGCTACATCCCGGGGTAATCACGTACATCCTACGGATACTTCGCGTGCTGCTGTAGCACAAACGATGTATATAGGTACAACGGCTGTAGCTATTAACAGGGCTAGTGCTGCGCTTACATTGGCAGTTAGTATTTCCGGCAATGCTGCAACGGCTACTAGTGCTACTGCCTCTAAGGCAGAAATATTCACCTTTACATCTAGCGGAACATTCACAGTTCCATTAGGGGTACGTACGGTTGAAGTTTTAGT